CGATTTCATCCGAGTCTCGCAGTCACTGAGCGTTAAAGCAATTACAGAGGCGGTTGTCCGGTACCTCGAGCTTAGTTCTTATCACAACGGCAGCTAATATAACATACGCCAGCATACTATATTAACCTGCTACATCACTGTAGCGTCTTTTCAGCCATAAAAAATCGTCTTCAAATAGCAAAACTCGGGCATTACGAGTCGTCGTCCGGTTAAGGATAGTTGCTAAGTGCTCTGTACGGCGCAGAGTCTTCCGTCCCCCTTTTTATCAGGTTGTCGCTAGGTACACGTTTTAAGACCTGTACGAGTCGTTATCCGTTCAGTTTGTTTATAATATGGGAGCCATGCACACGGACTGAGATCTGTCCGTTATAATAATCTGTTGATTCTAATACTCTATGTGTGAATTGTTCTCGAGCCTCAATGTAACTACATTCTGCTTTTGATTTGCAATAGTAAAGTATTTCTCTGGTAAAGTTTTCGGTGCCGTGAGTTTGAACGTCTCGGTTTAATTGATCGTTTGAGCCATAATAGGTTTGCCAATCGCTGTCCACTTTGCTGCGGATCTTTTGCTTTTTCTTTGTGCCGTTCTTGAGTTTTACTGTTTTATAAGTGGTTTTTGCGAATTTCGCTAGTTTTTTGCCTATGTACTTTTTGCCAGATAGATTATTTGTAATGAGGTATACAAAGCCCACACAGTCTTCGGGTAGAGTTTCTACGGGGGTTCCTTGATAGTACCAGGTCATTACACATATAGTTATGCCTTAAAATGCCATGATAAAAATTATGTTATTTCTAAATCTGTGTCGTAGCTAGTGTAGCCGTTTTCTTTGACAACCTTGAGCGTGTTGTTGACACGGCCTGCAAGCTCGTCTTTGTGACTAACTAACCAAATACTCTTATTGTGTTCTCTGCTCATCTTCTTGAGAATGGCCAGTGCGTTTTCTACTCCGCTTGAATCCATGCCGCTGTCAACTAGTTCGTCAATGAACAACAAGTTGATGGGCTGGTATAGACTTTCCCATACGTCACGGAACGCCCAGCTCAATGATAGAATCAATCTGTTGCGTTCGCCACGACTCAAGTTGTCAAAGTCTAGATCACGTCCTAGTTCTGTAATGCTTACAGTTAGATCGTTGTTGAATTTTACAGTATGCGGGAGACCAATGCGATCTAAGTATTGTCCTAATCTAGCATTCAAGTAGCTCAAGTTCTGATCAATAATGCGTTTACGAATGAAACTGTCTTTGTTGGTCAGCAGTTTATGCAAGAAGTCTTGGTGTGTGCGTAGTTCATCTAGCTCGTTCATAACACCAAAGTCAATTTCTTCTAGCGCCTGTTCCTGCATCTCACGAATTTGATCTACATAGGGATCTTGCTCATTTTGTTTGGATGTAAGCTGTGCAAGTAAACTGCCCATACTTGAACGATGTTCAAACGCATCTTCTTCGTTATCATAAAACACCTTTGGCATCGCACCCAATTCACCCAGTTCAGCTAGTGCATCTTGATGCTCCATCATCTGTGTGTTGGTTGCCAGTGCTTGTAGAGCTGCTTCTTGTAGTGCTCGACGTTTTTCTTCTAGCAACTGTTCTTGTTTGTCGTCGTGAAACCCTTGCCCACAACTGTGACAAGTATGATTTTCTAATGCTGCGATGTCTTTCTTGAGCTTGTCAATTTCTTTTAGTTCACGCTGTTCGTCCAGTTCGCAACGCCGGATCCAGCCGTTGAGATCATTAATGGCTTTGCGCTTGATGTTGTAGTCGGCTAGTGCCTTGTGTGCAGATAATTCAGCTTCAATGTCCAGTTTAGCAAGTTCATCATAAGCTGTCTGCAACGCTGCAACATCGTTTGTCTTTTTGCTATTCCATAAATTCTGGCGTCGTAAGAGTGCATCAATTTGATCCTGTATACGTCGGTTGGCATCGCCTACTGCTTTGATACGAAACTCTTCAGCAGTGATGGCATCCTTTGTGGCTTTGGCCAATTCTTTCAGTCGTTCGGCTTTTTCACTGAGTAGTGTGATGCCCAACAACTGTTCAATCATAAGGCGTTGTTCGTTTGCTTTTAAACTAAGGAACGGCTCTGTATAGGTGTTGAGTGCCACAATGTGCTTGAACATCTCGTGGCTCATGCCCAACATGCGTTCAATGTCAGCCTGTGTCTCGCGACTGTCGCCTTGACTCTCGTCCGTGATCTCACGTTCAGTATCGTCAATAAAGAACCGCATCACATTGGGTTTTCGTCCACGCTCAATACGATAGTTGATGCCGCCCACTTCAAAGTCCACTGTAACCATCATGCCCTTGCCGTTGGTCTTGTTGATCAAGTTGTCTTTCTTGATGTTTGTGAGCGCTTGCCCGTACAGCCCGTAGCTGAGTGCATTGATGATTGTGGTCTTGCCTGTGCCGTTACGTGCGCCAGAATCGTCCCCGCCCAAGTCTAAGTTTTCACCCAGCACCAGGGTTAAATCGTTACGATCAAAGTTTACGGCCTGTGTGGCATTGCCCACACTCATGAAATTTTTAACTGCGAGATCTTTTATTTTGAACATTAGAGGTTGCGATAGATGTCTAGTAGTAGATTTTTATTGAACTTGCCATTTTCCAGCGTGGTAAGTTGACCTGTAACAATTTGGTCCACGCTTTCAAATTCGATATTGCCCTGTATTTCGTATTCGGTCAAGTCCGTGACCTTGGCCGGGATCAAGGTGAGCTCACGTAAATTATACTGGCCTACAAAAGTTTCTTTGATAAAACTGGCTTCTTCGTAGCTGATGTCAATGTCCAGATTTACACGAATGTGCATGTTGGGCTGCAACATGACTTCGGTGTTCTTTAGCACATCGCTAAGTTGGAACACACGATAGCGCGGTTGATCAGGCCAAGCATGATACTCGGGCGGTTTGCCCCATTCCAATATGGTCAAACCTCTGTCGTCGTCTCCGGCATCGGCATAGTTGTGCGGAAACGCATTTCCAATATAGGTTACGTTGTTTTTGGTCTGGCGCTTGTGAAAGTGTCCTGTAAACACATGTCCAAAGTGAGCAAAGTCTTCACGCCTGACCTCGCCATGATCAGGCATGGCCACCATGGCATTCATTAGATAGCCCGGGAGTTCCAAGTGACCAAAGATGTATTGTCCTTTGAGTTTAGGCAATCGCTTGTGGTCGTCTCCGCAGAGCCAAGGAGCGATAACCACATTATCACCAACAAACCAATCGTTAACAATTTGAATGTTCGGGAGGTGACGAGCCCATTCAATTGATTGGATATCACGTTTATCGCGATAATACAAATCATGATTGCCAGGAATGAAGAAAACACGTTCAAAATTATCATTTAGGTGTTCCAAGGCCCGCAGGCTGTAGTTGAGTGTGACGATGTTGATGCTGGCACGATTGTTGTGCCAGTCGCCAAGAAACATGGCTGTCTCGCAACCTTCTGATTTGGCTTTGGCTGTAGCCCACTTGACAAAGTTCAAACAGTCCTCGTTGTGTTGTTGACTGTTTGATTTGAGCCCAAAGTGTATGTCAGTAAAGATTGCTGCTTTTTTAAATAAGTTACTCATCTACACAGTATAGCAAACTGCCGCGCCCTAGAGCAACGGCCAATTTGCTCAGTCGTCGTGCCCGCCATCTACTGACACGTAGCCGCCGCCCATGCCCTGACGTGTGTAACTGGGGTTCAGTCCATTTATTTCTAAAATGTCATCACGCAAGTTTTGATTGCGCTTTTCGATGTTGAGCACACGAGTGAAACTGTTAGTAACTGCTGCTGTATAATAGGCAAATGGGTTTTGGCTCTTGCTTTCGTCAAACCTTAGCCCAATGTAAGTTAACTGTAGCAAGGCCTGTGCTCGCATTTCATCATTGTAGGTGTATCCGCGCCAGTTGCTACGTGTAGCATAGCGCTCACACAGTTTCATGTACATGTTGGCCAGCGTTCTAGTAATAGCACCGTGGTCACGAGTAAACTCACCTGTTGCCAAATCACCACGCCAATGGCTTTTGCCCACACAATAGGGTTCACCATTTTCGTCCAGTTTGTAGTGCTGGAATGGCGGAAAGTTCACTTTGACATACTTGTTATGCTCAGTATCGGCCTCGTCAAACTCTACAATTAAGGGATCTTCCTCGTCCTCAATTTCCAATGCTGCCATACGTGCCTTGCGAGTTTTGGCATTATCCAGCGGCACATGCTCCCAACTCATTACTCTGAACACTACATCAGTATCCTTGACATCTTTGAGTTTGACTTCAAATTCGTCCAGTTTACGCTTGGTACCGTCACTAGTTGCTGCCTCGTGTGCTAGTTTGGCCAATCTTTCGGCACGTAAGCGTCTACCTTCCAAGGTGTTCTTTTTGTTTAATTTGCTGATATCGGGAAGAATGATATCGTAATCTGCATAGTCAGGCCGAGTGTAAGTACAGTATGTTGTCTTGCTCTTGTGGATTTCTTTTAAGATATCCTTGTTGTTGAGGTAATTGTGCTTAATTTTGCATCTCCTAATACTAGAACAATAATAACAAAGTTTGCAAAGTTTGTCAACCTTTTTATAATATTAGCACTTAATATTTGTCAATAAATACTGCAAACGGATTATTATTTATGGCACTCAACCCATCAGCAGGACAAACAGACCCATCAGCCAACAACGGCGGGATCACCGGAAGACCCGGCATTGGCGATACCTTACTGAACATAGTTGATCCCGCAGGCATAAGAAAGCAAATTGCTGGACTCTTTGACGGAGGTGTAGCCTCTTTGTTTAACAAAACATCTGCACCTGGCGTTAACATCACTACGCCCACTGACCCAAACAATCCTTTAAAATCTGACTGGCGCTTGCGTATTGGCTTGTTGGACTGGAGCATATTTGCAAACAACCCAATGTTTGCACCCTTAGTTTCAAAAACCAACGGTGTGGTATTTCCCTACACACCCACAGTCAGTGTCACACACAATGCTCGCTATCAAGAACAAGCGCTGACACACAGCAACTACAAGAACTACTTTTACGAAGGTAGCGACATTGCTGCCATTACTATTGCTGGAGATTTCACAGTGCAAAATCACGATGATGCGGTGTACCTATTGGCAGCAATTTACTTCTTTAGAACCTGTACAAAAATGTTCTTTGGTAATGATGATCTAGCTGGAAACCCACCGCCCATTGTCACTCTCAATGGATATGGCGATTTTTATTTCCCCAACGTCACATGTGTGATCACCAGTTTTCAACACACTATGCCAGCCGAATGTGACTATGTGGAATTCAAATACTCGGGCAGTCAAAGTTTTTACGAGTCTGACGGTGCAGTAAGTTCAACCAATCAACAGGTGGCAAGACTACCAACCACCAGTCAAATCAGCGTTACACTACAGCCAGTGTACAGCAGAAACAATGTTTACAACAACATGACATTGAGCAAGTTTAGTCAGGGACAATTACTTGCCGGCAACGGAGGCTTCCTATGACCGCAGCATATTCAAAAGCCAGTCCTTACTTTAATACCAATACTTTTGGACAAGGTAAATTTTTAGATATTTTGGTTTCGCGAACAATAAGCAAACAAGTAGATGATGTCAACTATGTTATTGACAAAATTTACGAGTTCCGCCCGGACTTGTTGGCATTTGACTTGTACGGTGACAGCGCATTATGGTGGGTATTTCGTGCTCGTAATCCCAATGCCATAGACGATCCTGTGTTTGATTTTCGTGCAGGTACTAGCATCATGATACCTAAGAAAACAACTCTAGCAAGCAACTTGGGATTATAAACAATGAGTACACTACAAGACATTGAGGGACTAAATCCTCAGTTTAGTAATCCCGATTTGATCTATCCTGGCCAGAGTGTGTTGCTGCCTGATGGAACATCACACACTGTGGTTCCTGGTGACAACTTAACACGCATAGCAAACAAGTTTGACAAAAATCAAATTGAAAGAGATATCAATCCTGGCGCAAACACCGCTGGCGATGCAGCCACTGGCAATACCAATTCTGACACGCAGGATACTGGTACAGACAGCGGCGATCATGCGGATCCTGTAACCGCCGACGAAGCAAACAACCAAGAAGAAACTGAACAGCCCGATGCTGTGGTTATTGGTGGTCCCTCTTATAACGGTGCCGGCGCCGGCCGCGGATCTTATACTGGGTATAATGCTGCTGACGAAGCAAATGCAACCCCAGCTACTCAAGTGGCTGGACCGCAGGCAAAAATAGTTACGCCAAGCGATAATCCATTAGACAATTATGCCAGCTACACCTACAATCTAACACTGCATGTCTTGACCAAGGACGACTACAACAGAATGTGTGAAAATCCCTACGATTTTACCCCATCGGTTACATTGATCAGTTCAGGTTCAAGATATCACAACAATAGAAACCCAGAATTTCAAACAGACTTTTATTTTGACAGTTTCAAAATGGAAACCATTGTTGGTATGAGCTCGGCTACTCGCAGCAGCAATGCTTTGCAATTTAAATTCACCATTGTTGAGCCCTACGGCATGACACTGGTAGATCGCTTGATGCATGTTAACAATGTGGGCCTAAACGGTAAAAACTATCTTGACATGCCTTACTTGTTGGAGTTGAACTTTTTTGGCCAAGATGATACAGGAGCACTCGGTGCCATCCCAACTCAAAGAAAATGGTTCCCGCTTAAAATAACACGCATCAAGATCAAAGCTGGAGTACAAGGTGCCACATATGATGTTGATGCTATCCCGTTCAACCACGGTGCCAATCTTGAAACTGTACAAGCCATCAAGACACGCATGGAAATTACAGCAGGTACAGTGGGTGATTATTTTGCTGGAGACATCACACAAGAGGTCAATGATGCTATACAAAAAGGCATTGACGAGGATAAAGAACGCAAGGCAAAAATAAAGGCCGCACAAGACGATACCAAAGCACGTCAAGAGGCTGAAAATAAAAGAGCTTCTGCTGGTGACACGTCGGGTCCAGCTGGGGAATTTGATCCTGACGCCAATCCTGGTGCTGTACGCAAACCTGACACTGTGAAGCCCACTGATCCTGGTGTAGCAGATTCGCCAATCTCGGTCAAGACCAAGAGTTTTACTGCGGCATATAATGCTTGGAACGAGCTTGAGCGCAAGGACAACACAGTTAATTATTCTGACAAAATAGCTTTTGTGTTCATGGACGAAAATATAAAAGCCTCCGGCATTGTTGAACCACAAAAAGCCCCGTCACGCAAAGTGGCCGAAACTGATGCCAAAGCCAACTCGCAGGCAGATTCCAACAGTAACACACCAGCAGCAACCGCAGACTTTACAGCAACAGTTAAAAGTCTCGAGGCTGGTACAGCAGTAAACGACATTGTGAATTTGGTATTAACCAATAGCCAGTATTTTTATG